CAAGAAAGCTGACCTTGATCGGTACGGTTTCACAGTATCAGAGGCAAACCTTGGCACACTGCCTGAGGATGCCCCCACAGGAGCCAAAGCTCTAGCACAGTGGTTGACCCTTGAGGGTAGACGAAGTTCACTGGTGGAGTGGATAGGCCAGTGTAAGGACGACTCACGTATTCATGGTAGGATTCAGAGCATTGGTGCATGGACTGGACGTTGTGCTCACAAAGATCCTAACACAGCTAACATATCTTCACCATTCCACGGTGATGCTAAGTCACCAGTAGAAGAGGTAAAGAAACAATATGATTTACACTTACGTGCTTGTTGGACTGTACCTTCTGGTTCTTGGTTGGTTGGCACTGACGCTGATGGTATTCAGTTACGAGTATTAGCCGACTACCTTTGGAGACACTTTGATGCAGACCAGTATGCACAAGCTATCATGGTGGGTAAGAAAGAAGACGAGACAGACATCCACAACCTCAACAAGAAAGCCTTGGATGTACCCAACGGTACACGAGACATGGCTAAGACTTTCATCTATGCTTGGCTGCTAGGTGCAGGTGTAGCTAAGACAGCACAGATCCTCAAGGTCAACATGAAAGAAGCACAGGATGCACGTACTCGATTTGAGATGTCTATTGATGGACTCTACAATCTAAAGAACAGACTGATTCCCTACGTAGCAGAACAAGGTTACTTCAAAGGGTATGACGGACGTAAGGTTGTAGTACCCAATGCACACAAAGCACTAGCAGGTATCCTGCAGAATGGTGAGGCTTGTCTCATGAAGCACACACTCCTACGGTGGCATGACGCAGCACGTAAGGAAGGTATCAACTTCAAGATGGTTGGGTTTATCCACGATGAATATCAAGTAGAGGTCATAGGCACAGAGGAAGAAGCCAAACGTCTTGGTAAGATACAAGAACAGTGTATGCTTGAGACTGGTCAGGAACTAGGATTCAAGATACCTACACCTGGTTCATCTGACATAGGAAAAAATTGGGCAGAAACCCATTGACAACATTAACTATAAAGACTACATACAAGAAACGTAAGTAAAGGAGGGCAAGATGCCATCAACACAACACGAAATTAAAGGTATGATTGAATGGGCTAAAGTGTTTGAGTCCAACCGTGACCGTGCAGAGTTTCACAATGAGACTGACGGTATGTATAAGGTAACAGTTCATACTGATGAAAAGACTATGAAGACTTTGCAGAAAGCAGGTCTTGGTAAAAAGTTTACAGAAACAGATAATGGGTGGAGAGTCACCCTAGATCGTCCTCACAAAGGTAAATATGAGTGGCAAGGGGGTGCACCTCTGGTAGCTGATGTTACTGGTAAGCTTTGGAACCTAGATGAAAAGGGTTTCATTGGTAACGGAAGTGAGGGTATTGTGAAGTTTGAACTATACGATGCAGGTGCACGTAAAGGTTCACGTCTTCTAGGTCTTCAAGTCCTAGATCATGTGGTCTATGAATCAGAAGGTGGATCCTCCCAACCACGTTCAATGTTCACAGACCAATCGAGTTCTGGTGGTTCTACGTCTTCCACCTCCTCCCAAGAACCTCAGGACTCAATCCCCTTCTAGGTTTTCCTGTTCCTTTCCCCTAGAAGAAAGCCCTCACCCTTCGGGGTGGGGGTACAACAAAAAGGATAGACAATGCCAGACATCAGTACACTCATTAAAGATATGGAAGACACCATCCTTGGGCACAACGGATGGGATCACTTGATTAGCTTGAAGATGGGTGACCGTATCGGCAAGACAGCTACCTCAAGATTCAGAACACCACAGAAACCAAGAGGTTACCTGTCGTTCTCTTCTATTGGTAGTCCATGTAAAAGAAAACTTTGGTATAAGATTAACGAACCTGCAACAGCACGTCCTCTTGCTCCATCGGACCTGTTGAAGTTCTTCTACGGTGACATGATTGAAGAGCTTGTGCTTGCTATTGTTGAGGCTTCTGGTCACACAGTAGCAGGTACTCAGGATCGTATGCGTATTAATGACTTAGCAGGACACAGGGATGCAGTCATTGATGGCATGACAGTGGATGTTAAATCCGCATCCCCTTACTCGTTCAAGAAATTTGCTGAAGGTAACCTGAGGAAAGAAGATCCTTTCGGGTACATCAGTCAGCTAAGTTCTTACGTGTACGCAGCTAAGGATGATCCACTGGTAACTAACAAAACACACGGTGCTTTCCTTGTTGTTGATAAAGTCAATGGTTCACTTTGTCTTGATGTCTACGACTTTACTCCTGAGCTAGAGCAAAAGGAAAAAGAGATAGAGCAAGTCAAAGAAATGGTGGCAGGTGAAATACCTGACAGAGGCTTTGAGCCTGTACCCCAGTCAAAGACTAGCCCTAACACAAAGCTACATCCTTCCTGTGGATTCTGTGAGTTCAACAAGAAGTGTTGGCCTGAGGCCAGACGATTTGTTTATGGTAATGGTGACGTACTCCTGGTAGATGTGGTTAAGAAACCAAACGTACCAGAGGATCTCACCTACAATGAGCAAGAAGTATAGAGCAGCAGCACTCAAGGCAGGGTATCGTTCAGGCTTTGAAGATGATGTAGCAAAAGAGTTACGGTCTAAAGGAATTAAGTTTACCTACGAGAAAGAAAAGATTAAGTGGGTTGACTTAAAAGTAAGAACGTATACACCTGACTTCGTTTTGTCCAATGGTATCATAATAGAAACCAAGGGACGTTTCGTAGCAAACGATCGACGCAAACATCGTGAAATCCAGAAGCAGTTTCCTGATCTGGACATTCGTTTTGTATTTCAAAACAGTAGAGCAAAATTATATAAAGGTGCTAAGTCATCCTATGGTGACTGGTGTAAGAAGTACGGATTTAAGTACGCAGATAAATCAATTCCTGATGATTGGTTGAAAGAATAGATTGACGTAATTAGTTTAGGCTATATAACTTGGAGGTTCCTGTGTTGTTAGAAGTGACAATGCTAATAGAGTTAGATCCTGAGGCAAACTTTATTGCTTCAGACAGTGTAGAGAGAAGTCTTGAAGACATTCTTCAGGACACTATCTATGATATAGATGACGTGGAAATAAAAGAGATAGAGGTAAAAGAAAAATGATGACAGCTAAAGATCTGGATTCAATAGGTTACTTTGAAGCATTCCAGACTGCAGATGAAGTAAAGGTGTCAGACTACTCTGACTGGGTAGAAAAAAAGATTTTAACAGAGGGACAAGACAGGTTAGTTGAGAACACACTTGGTCTTGTTGGTGAAGCAGGAGAGGTAGCAGAAAAGATCAAGAAACTTATTCGTGATAGTAGTCGCTTCAAGGGTGAAGAGATCATGAAAGAACTAGGAGATGTTGTTTTTTATGCTACAGCTTTAGCAAACATCTATGGTAACGGACTACAAGAGGTGCTTGAGCTTAACATTGCCAAGCTAGACGACAGACAAAAACGTGGAAAATTAAAAGGATCAGGAGATAACAGATGAAAGATGTTCACGAAGAAGTATACGGCCCAACACTAACAATCAGTGAAGAGATCCATGCTATGAAGTATCGTAGCAAAGGGGAAACATTCCGGGAAGCAATGACTCGAGTAGCTGAAGCTCTGAAAGATAATGAATCACACTTCAATAACTTTCGTAACATCTTATACAATCAAAGATTCCTACCTGCAGGACGTGTCCAGTCTGCTATGGGTGCACCAAGACGTGTGACACCTTACAACTGTTTCGTTTCAATGACTATTGAAGATAGCATGGACGGTATTATGGAGGCAGCAAGACGTGCTGCTGAAACCATGAGACTAGGTGGTGGTATTGGTTATGACTTTAGTACACTACGTCCACGAGGTACACTGATCAAGTCACTAGATTCTAAGTCGTCTGGTCCTCTATCTTTCATGGGTATCTTTGATGCTGTCTGTCGTACTATCGCATCAGCAGGTCACAGACGTGGAGCACAGATGGGTGTCCTACGTGTTGATCATCCTGACATTGAAGAGTTCATCACAGCAAAGAACAACAGTGACACACTGACACAGTTTAACATCTCTGTGGGTGTGACTGATGAGTTTATGAAAGCTGTAAAAGAAGACTTAGACTTTGATCTAAAGTTTGATGGACGTGTCTACAAAACAGTAAGTGCTACTGCACTATGGGATCAGATCCTACGTTCTACATGGGACTGGGCAGAGCCTGGTATCCTCTTCATTGATCGTATTAATAAGAAGAACAACCTGTGGTACGCAGAAAAGATTGCAGCTACCAACCCATGTGGTGAGCAACCACTACCACCCAATGGTGCATGTCTACTTGGCTCATTTAACCTGACTAAGTATGTAGTAGAGCATGAAGGTAAGTACGTCTTCAACATGAACCAACTACGTAACGACATTCCACATGTTGTCCGTGCTATGGATAATGTGGTTGATCGTGCAACGTATCCACTAAAAGAACAGGAGCAAGAAGCTAAGAGTAAACGTCGAATGGGTCTTGGTGTTACTGGTGTAGCTAATGCTATCGAAGCACTAGGGTTTGAGTACGGCAGTGAAAGATTCCTGCAGACCCTTGAAGAAATCATGGGGGTGATTAGGAATGTTGCTTATCGTACATCTGTTGAGTTGGCTATGGAGAAGGGTGCTTTCCCTCTCTTTACTCAGGCTTATTTGGAGAGTGACTTTGCTAAGTCTCTTCCTGATGATATCCGTAATCTCATTAGCGATTATGGTATTCGTAACAGTCATCTGCTTTCTGTTGCTCCAACAGGAACTATCAGTCTGTCAGCAGACAACGTATCCTCTGGAATCGAGCCTGTCTTCTCACATTACTACGACAGAACTATCCAAACCTTTGATGGACCAAAGGTTGAACGAGTAGAAGACTATGGGTATCGTGTCTTTGGTGTGAAGGGTAAGACTGCAGACGAACTGTCAGTGTTTGATCACGTCAAAGTATTGAACGTTGCCTCTCGCTTTGTTGACTCAGCTTGTTCAAAGACATGTAACGTTGGTGAAGATGTAACATGGGAAGAGTTCAAGAAAGTCTATATGGATGCCTACGATGGTGGTTCATCTGGTTGCACAACATTCAGAGCAGCAGGTAAACGTTATGGTATCCTTAACGCTTCTACCTCTGAGGAAGTAGCAGAGGAACCTGTAGTAGAAGAAACACAGGACTACGTAGAAGAGGGTGGTGCTTGCTACTACGATCCTGCTACTGGTCTACGTCAGTGTGAATAGGCAACGTAGAAAGAAACTGGGTACTGTCCCTTCACCCTGCATAAAGGTCTGTCGTATTGAAGATGGTCTTTGTGTGGGGTGTAAAAGAACACTTGACGAAATAAGGGATTGGATGATACTGTCCGATTACGAGCAGAAGAAACTGCTTCACGAATTAATGTGGAGAAAAGACAATGGCTAAGGTTCAGCTTGTGGGTGCATCAGCTAACTCACACCAAGCTACTAAGAAGAAAACATCCCAGTCAAAAAGAATATCTTCAATGAAACTAGGTTCAATGAACAAACATAAACGTAGATCAACAAAACCATATAGGGGTCAAGGTAAATGAGAGGTTTCGACAGAGCAGACTATGACAAGTGGGATAACCCTGCAAAGAAAGCTCTCGTGACACTCCTTGAGAGTGAAGGTCACACAGTTAAAAGAGTAGCAGAAAACTATTATGCTGATGTTGAATCAGAGCAAGATGGTACTACTGTCTTCAGTGAAGCAGAAGTAAAGACAGCCTGGACAGATGACTGGCCTACTCATTGGGCAGAGATACGTATACCCGGTAGAAAACAAAGACTACTAAAGAAGTATAATAACAACGTAACCTTCTACGTCTTTAGAAAAGATCTCAAGCAAGTTTGGAGGATCAAAGGATCTCAACTCAAACTAGAAAACCTTAAAGCTGCGTATGGTAAAAACATTTCTAGTGGTGAGAGGTTCTTCCACATTCCCTACACGGAGGCAGAGCTAGTATGTCTATGACTATTCAAGCTTGCTCTTTGTGTGGTAACTTCCTTGATGATGACGGTAAGTGTGGTGAATGTTCCCATGCTGACAACTCAACACTATCCTTTCAGGTAGGTGGTAATCACTATAAGGATAGTACAATACAACCTATTGAGTATATAATGGCTAACAACCTTAACTTTCTGGAGGGTAACATAGTCAAGTATGTCAGTAGATATAAAAAGAAAAATGGTCTTGAGGACTTAATGAAACTGAAGCAGTACGTAGAGTTTTTAATTGATGACTACACAAAAGAGGCCAAGAGGTAGGCCACCAAAAAAGAAAACCCTTGAGCAAGAAGCCCAAGAGTTTATCAAATCAGAGATTCCTAGTGGTGAAATACCTGCTAGGGATTACTTCGCAGGAGCAGCCTTATCAGGGTTACTTGCCTCTGGGAAGTATATGCGATCAGACGAGATCGTTAGTCAAGCATTCTGTTATTCCTGTCTGATGCTTGATCATAAAAAACATAAAGATAAATCGTCTTAAACTAAACCCCCAGTTAATTCCTGGGGGTTTTCTTTATGGCAGTACCGTTTCTTTTACTGCTTTGTTGACAACACTTTCATCTTCAAAGAAACTGAGTAGCAAGTCTAGTTGTGGTACATCTAGTTCCCACAGTGATTCCTCTGATGTATCAAAGTATCTAAAGAACTTTCTTCTTTCAGCAGCAGTCACAGACTTAGAAAGTATGTCCTGGATCAGAACAGCTTTTCTTGGTTCATCTGAAGTTTGTGCTCTCATACTTTCTTTTGCTTGTTGTTTAGCATCTTGAAGAATGTAGTTTAAAGCTTTCTTCTTTTTTTCCTGTGGTAAAGAATCCCAAGATCCATCTTCAAGTATTCTATCAGCATGGTATTCTAGGACAGGGAACACAAACTTTTTAAACAGGTTAGCTGACTCAGGTGTACCGTAGATACCAGTGTACCACTCAGGTCTGTTGACATCATTAAAGATTATATCAACACTGTTTGGTGCATCAGATGTTCTGTAACCAAAGATCCTACCAATAGGTGCAGCCCCTGCTGTCTGTTGAGTAGCACTTTCTTTCTCAGGAGGTAGTCTCTTTTCATCTGCTAACAACTCAAAAACTTGATCAACATACCTAAGACCATCATTTAAGAATCGTGTGCCTTGCTTTCTGTCTCTTGGAACGTAGTCCTCACCTCGAGATACTGCAATCAGTTGGTTAGCAGGGTCAGCCCATCTAGTGAAGCCAGACATGTACATGGCAGTAGAGTCACCTAACAGCATCATTGAATGCTTCTTAGCTTCACTCATTTCTCCACCGATAATGGACTTAAATAACTCCGTTGCAGTTGCACCTGCTTCCCCGATAGATCTGGTGAGAGCCTCTGGTCCTGCAATCTTAGCAAACTCTTTCATAAGCTCAGGACTTAGTTCGTCATTCTCTGCTTCATAGGCTAAGATTCTACCCATCAGTTTGTAGTGGCTGTATGGAAAGTCTAACTGTCTTGAGATAACACTACCGTCACTTGCTCTTTCTTCATGCCAAGCAAGACCTTCGTCCATGTTCTGTTTTTCTTTTGCCATGATAAGACCTAGTATACCATAAGCTGCAGCAGCCTTGGTAAAATAAGTCATAGCATCCCCTTCTTTAACTGTACCTGTCATACCCTTATACACCATAGATGCACCTAAATGATTAGCCATAAAAGCAATAGTGTTGTTAAAGAACTGACCGAAAGGAACAAGAGCACCTATGACAGGTACGTTACGAGACTCTTCAATAATACCTGCAACCTTACCTAGTGTTGTCTCATTATCTGCATAAGACTTTGAGAAAGTATTTTCTAAGGCTTCGTTAACTGCTTTAGTTTCAATCTCAAGAAACTCTTTGAACCCATCCGTAGCACCCTCAGAGATATACTCCCAAGCATCATCCCTGTTCATGAAGTCCTGCAGTGTTTCCCCATACTTTAGTCTGACCTGCTTATCAAGAGCATACATATACTCCTGAGTCTTCATTAAGAAGTCTTGTGCTTTAACACCGTAAGCAGTCTGAATAGTGTTCATCAGCTTATCTAGCTGAGTCCTTGTTAGCTTTTCTGTTGGGTCTAAGTCTAACTCTTTGAGTACGTCTTCAATCTCAACACCACCAACTAGGTATCGATACAATTCTTTTCTTGCTTCTGGTCTGAATGTCAACAGATCCATAGCAGTCTCGTATGTCATGTACGGATCTACTAAGTTGTTTAGCTTTTGTGTCTGCAGAGAAACCATAAGTCTAGCTTTGTTTCTGTATTCAACAGCAGAAAGCTTATTACCCATCAAGTCTTCCCAGAGTGATCTGCCTCCGTACAAAGTTCCTCTTATCATGTCTGAAGCAGACTGGAGAGATGTAGCTTGTAACCAACCCTTTAGGTTAAGGGCTGTAGTTCCAGGGTGAGTAACCAAGTTCTGAATCAACTTGTTTTGTATTGTTGCACCCTTACCCCAAAAGTTTTTAACCCTTGTGTTGTATGAGTCTACTACTTTTGTAATAGCCTCTTCAGCATTGATCTCTTTCAATGGTTTGTTGACAAGGTATGTAAGGTTATTCAAGTGCTTTGACAATGCAAGAATCCTACCTGCATCTGACGACATTGAAGAGAACTTAGAGAAGAACTGATCAACAGTGTCACCCTTAAATGTGTTGTCAAACTTGTTGAAGATA